CGCCTCTTTGATTCTCGGCAACGGTGATAGAGATGACCTAGATAATCGTCTGGGAAGAGGTCTGTATTTTTGCGGTCATACCTAATGGCGGCCAGATCGCCAAGGCGGTATTCGTCTTCTTTCAGAGCGCCAAGAACGTCAACATCCTTCACCGTCCAACCTCCAACGCCGTCATCACCACGCCGTAAACCAACAGCGCCACCGAGGAGTATCCGAGCGATAGAGTCAGCGCATACTTGCCGAGAGTGTAGTTAGATGGCCCGATCTTCTCGTACACACCCCTCGCCGGGCTGGCATCCTGACCGAGATACTTGCCGTGAAGATACCCTTCATAGAAGAATAGCGGGAGGACAGCAAACAGAAGAGAGTACAGCGCAGCCGCCAAGAACACGCCGCACACCCAAAGGTTGCAGGTGTGCTTATAAGACCAGTCCGCGCCGTACACATTCAAACCGACGAGGATATAGCCGAAAGCCCGATAGAGAATCAACAGCGGGAAGAAGGTTCCTGGCTTGGTTCCGTTACCGTGGTCCATCTCGTAAGGACCGGCGGGCAAGAAGAGGCGGGAGAGAATCCACAAAATCAGCGGCAGGGCGACGGGGAGCAGAGTGTACATTTCCGTTTCCTTTCAGCAATAGCTTCCAAGTCATCCCCGGTTGCCAGCATGAGTTGCATATCAATAGCTCGATGTGTTTCCTTTGCCTTCTGGTGGACTCGCATCCACCAGGGCAAGGGCGCTTCTTGAGTGCGCGTGGCGGCGTGTAACTGCCGGTGAAGGGTAAGGAGTTCGGACTGCATCTACCGAACCCGCTGCGGACCTTGACCCGGAACCGGCTGCGGCAAGGACAGGCCGGAACTGTTGGGGCCGGCGTCGAATGCGTCTGCGGCTGCCTTGATCTGAATGGATGCGTTGAGCATTTGGCCCAGCGGAGGATCGGCCACGGAGTAAGCGCCATCGAGAATGAGCGCGCCGCCAACGCGGCCCAGGAACTTGCTGATGTCGTGCAGAGCGTTCGTGAGCTGGCTTTTGGTTGGTGCTTGGTTGAAGGAGATTGCTTCGAGTTCGAGATTCTTAACGTCCAATGTGTGCCTCGTCTAAGCGCTAGTTGCGCTTGCTATTCTAAATGTACACCCGGAGCGCCGGTCATGCAAGCAGAAAATCAGGCGTGCGCCACACAGGCTGTCGGACAGTGAGTTTCTTCGACGAAGTCGGCCTCGTTGTCGGATAGGCGATACACTCGATGACCATCCATGCCTTGCATTTCCATAAAACGCTCAAAGCATGACAAGCAGCGTAGTTTTCCGTCCACCATAAAAACAGCTTTCGGATGCCTCGACCTGCATTCTTTCCGTTCGCATCGCTTCGCCACTGTTCGTTCCTCGTTATGTCTGGAGTTCGTACTTACGGTAACTGTTTTGACCTATTGGCTTCCAGTCGATCTTGATCGGAGACCACATCTGGAATGTCTCTGGAGGCACACTTCCGGTCGCCAACACGACAATGCGCCATGTCCTGAGAGTGAAGGCTGTCGTGCCTGAGTTGTTATTCCCAAACCTCTGCCGAATTACTGTGCGGATCGTGCTGGCTGGCAGGGTAAACGTGAAATACGGAATTGCGCTGTTATCGGCATACAAGCTACCCGACAAAGGAACCGGGGAACTGTAATCGAAGTAAGCCTGCTTGACGAACTTGGACTCATCAATCCCGAATTTTATCCAGTATGAATCTATCGTCGCCGTCAACTCTGCTAACTCCGCTGCATAGATGTCTTCTTGATAGAGGATCGGCGCAACCGTCACGGGAATGGTGTGGACGATAGATGCTCGATAAGCGGCTTGGCCGAGTCCGTTGTTAACGAATAATTCAACCTTCTGCCGCGATGAAGTAGCCGCGTCGGCCAGCGGAACCGAGATAGTTCCATCCTCGAAGAGCAACGTCGAGGTCATCGTCTGTCCTTGCGTGTTCACGTCTGTCTCGTAGAAGTTCCACTGCTTCTGGTTGTGCGGTTTGCCGAGGTCGCGGTACGGCGACTGGATGGTAATGTTGATCGGCGTCTGGACTAGCGTCGGCGGAGTGGCCGTGTTCCATCCACCATCGTCATAGTCGCCTACTTGATCCTGCACTACAGCGTACTTGCCAGTTCCGATCTTCTTGCCGACAAGGAAGACATTCGTGTCGCGCTCCCAATACATCGCTGTCGCAGCCACGTCGTCATAGCGGAAGCGCTTGTACTCGGTGTCCCAGATCATGCGATACCGCTGCCCGGAGTTGAGGCTGACATAAGACTCGAAGACTTGATTGTTATAGTAGGCCATCAAGTCATTCGTGGCCTGAGTCGAGTCTGCCTGCGGCGGAATGCACTGAGGGTTGCCGCGGTAAATCCACTCAATCGGCAGAGTCATGTACTGGCCTTCGGCGCCAGTGAACATCCGAATGCCGTCGGCGGCCCTGTACGCAATCGCTCCCTCAACTTCGACCCATCCGTTCTGCGCGATGATGCCATGCACGGAGCCGGTCGGCTGGGCGTAGGGGGAGTGTCCTTGCCCCACTATAATGAACCAGCTCTTCAGCGTGCCGACAATCAGCGTCCCACGCCAGTTGATGACCGCGTTGATGGGGTCGTCCGGGGTCGAGACAGGGGTGTAGTTCTGCGGCCCGAAGTTCTCTGGAAGCCCTTTCTTCGAGTAGTAGAGATAATGTGGGTTGTTCGGGTCGCCGGCGAGCCACACGCGGTCATAAGCGAACGCGCAGAGGTTGCAGGCTTGACGCGGCACGGCATAGACGCTGACTGGCTCACCCTGGTTGTGCTGGAGGCGGAGAATCGCGGTGAAGGTTCCGGTCCCGCCCGAGATCACCGCCACCACTTCCTCATTCGACGGGTTGCCGATGATGGCGAGTTGGTTCTGAACAAACACCGCGCCGGTCTGCGCCACGGTCACCGTCTGCGGGGTGAATGTACTGTAGATCGAATTCAGTCCTATCAGAATTGTGGATGCTGCCAGTGTCGTCTCAATCGGGCTGACAAGGTTGCTTGTGACCGGCGGGTCATTGTCCTTCACCAGAATCTGCGCCTGTTGGATATAAGCGTCGGCAATCACATCTTTGAAGTAAAACTGCCCCGTCCCGGTGATGTTCGGAATCTGGCCGACCTGAACCCAATTATCGGCCATCGTTCCGCCGCGCCGGTACTGCCTGACGTGCGTCACCTGCGAGTCTGGAGAATACTGTCCTACGACCTGCGCAGCCTGGCGCAAGAATATCGGCGCGACTGCCGATGCAAGATACCCGAAATCCTTGTTGAACATTTGCTCCGGGCAAGGTGATGACTCGGTTCCCGTGTTCGCATCGTAATACGTTTGCCGATAGTCATAACCGACACCCGCGAAAGATGAAGGACCGTACCCCCATTGCAGATAAATCCCATTCACTTCAAACGTACACGCCCCGTTCGTGTTGGTGGTAACATTCAACTTCCATCCGGTTACATTCGACCAATCCAGCCCAGACTGTCCCGCTTGTCCAACAGGAAGAAAGTTACCGCGAGGAACATAACAGGCTTGCCACGAACCAGCCCCTGTAGAAATCACTGTCGGCTGCAACTGTGCTGATGTTGTTCCCGCTGGTTGACCTGTAATCAATCCGAGCGTATCTGCGAGAATTTGGTTCTCAGTCGCCTGATACGCCGTCACATTACCCGCAATCGCTCCCTGGAAGTACGCCGGAGATATGAACGACTGATAGTAATTGTTGGTTCCTGACCCAACAAAGAACTGCAATGTTACCTGAGATATATTGGACGGAGCAGACGCAAGGATAGTCATAACGATCAAGTCGTCATCCGTTACCTGATTATTCTGATTAAGGTCTAAAGTCACTGTTTTTGTGACTGTTCCTGTCGTACTCGCCGCCACGCTCCCGCCCCAATAGGAAACCGGAAACGAAGTGGTTGTCGTAGGAACATATTGATTAAAACCCCACGCTGACACCTGCTGAGGATACGGTAGATTATATTGATCTGCAAGAACACAGAAAGCTGGTGCCGCCGCTCCACCGTAAACCAGTCCTCCGGTTGACCCAATCTGATCCGCCGAGATATATGGGATGGTGAAACTTGTCGTCGTCGGTGCCGCAATGACCGTGTAAAACCCATCCACGAGATCGCTTGATGATGAGTATATGGAAATCATGCTTCCCGCAGACAGGCCATGAGCTATCTGCGTATTAACGGTCAGTTGAGTATAAATTCCTCCCGCCAGGTTCGATGATGTTACGCTAACGATAGGAACGCTGATGCTTGTGTTGGTATTAAGGATTGCCACCATCCCGTTCTCGACTGTGCTGAAATACGGAGGAGCCACGGTAACAAAGACGTTCGTTATATTACCCGTGGAGACCGCAGAGCTTCCATTTGTCGCTACGGACGATGTTACGGATACTCTCGTCTGGATCGTGTTTATATTTCCTACAGAGACTACCGCAAACACGTTCTGTGATGAGATCGTTGTAGTGGTTGATGATGACAAATAATATAAGTCGATCCATGTTACCCCTGAGTCTACGCTGTATTGAAATGTAACCTCTCCACTTGCAGCGGAGCCCGTTACCGATATACTCCCGTTGATGGTAACATTGAGAGTTGCCACATCTCCCGCCGGCGGAACCACTGAAGAGTACCCGCTATTAGGCGTTGAATTATGTGTGATTGATCCTTTAACGCCTTGGTTTGCAGTCGCGGTTCCTGTCGTGGTAGTTGGATTATATGAAGAACCCGTCGCCGACGATGGAAAAAATTGGCTGAAATCTGTCACCATGTTTCCGGAAGTTACTGGAAGCGTCTCGTAAGAACTCCAGGCCCATCCGGTCACATTCACCACCGTATATGAATTGCCCGTAGCGAAACTATCAATCATGGTGAGAAGAGGGGCATACGGAAGCACGTTGAGCGTGTAGGGAGAAGGGTCGATGCCGGTCAGTTGCGGGCTTCCCGTTCCCTGATCCTTGATGCTCGCGTTCTGATCGTAGATGAATAAGAAAGGCTGGCTGGTCTCATAGCAACTATCAACAAACGATTCAAACGGCTGGCCAGAGAGAACGATTTGCGAACCTGTGACGGTCGTCGGAAGAGTAAGTCCCGTGTACGCGCCTTGAGTATTCCCCGCACGCCGCCAGAGAGAACCATCAGAGAGTCCGGCATAGCGCCAAGAATTGCTCTGATAGTTGAGGCGTGTGATCGATGTTACCGGCTGCGTAAAGTAGTAGTTGCTGGTTCCTGTACCAGCGGGATCGCGGTTGATGATTTGCGTGCCGAAGCGAGAACTCATGCTGTTCTCGGCTCTTGAAAGGCAGTTCAAATTGTTGAGGTAGGTGTTCGGTGGGCACTGGTCCTCTACGTGGCGGGCAACCAACCCATGATCGATATACACATACGGAATAGGTTTGTACGTAGTATCAGAAGCCATGATGATCCTCTACGTGGGCTGCACAAATGAAACGATTAGTCCGTTCTTGAATGTGATGCTTCCATTCGCTGTGGTGAGCTTCGGGATGGTGACGGTCCCGTTCGCGGCCTGCTGGAGCTGAAGTTGAAGACCCGTCAAACCCTTTAAGGCGTTCTTTCCGCCGATGTCCAACTGCGGCCCCAGCGTCGAAGCACTGTACTGGCTGTCCGCGTGGCCCGACGAAATCGCATCGGAACCGGAAGTGGGAGCGGCCAGCCCGGTGACGGTCTTGCCCTGCACGTCCACGCCCGAAGGCATCAGCGTCGGCCCGGAGACGCCAGAGTGTTCGTTCACCCGCTGGATGACCTGCTGGAGCATGACGTTCAGCCGGCCCAGCGATGGGTCTTCAATGTCCGCTTTCGTCAACTGGAAGTTTTGGATTGGCATCGGCGTGTTGGCCGGAGCAGTGGGGCGGATTGTGCGCGCGGCGTTGGCCATCTACTTCGTCCCCATCTTCATGGCTTGGATGTAGCGCCCGGTCGCCATGACCACCTGAGCGTACCGTTTGAGCGCGAACTGTGCCATCTGCGGCTGGCTGGCCACAGAATCCTTGGACCAGCAATAGTTAAGCGCGAGATATTTCACGCCGTGCAAAGCCGGGTCCGGAACAAGGAATCCATCCAAAAGGCCCAGCGTGTCCGTGTCGCGCACCGCGCAGAGCAGTTCCACCGGGAATCCTGACGACGGCTTGCCGCCGACTCCCCACCTGTACAGCCCGGCCCGGTCCTCGAACCAGCTTTGCAGCGGCCCGACGTAACTCACCTGCCAATTACGATTCTGCTGCACAAGCTCCTCTTGCGTCAACTCATACAGTCTACGCATAGATTGGATGGTCCCGCCCGTGGTCAAAGCATCGACGCCAACCTGCCGGTAGGTGATGACGTTGGGCGACGGCGCGCTGATGACCGCGAAGACTCCGGCGAAGGATGTGTCGGTCGGATTGACCACGGCAAAGGTGCTGTACTGCGACAGGTTTGTCGGCCCGCCCGCGGTGAGCGTCACGATCCCGCCAGTGCGCGTCATGCTGGTAATGCCGACGTAGAGCGCCGAGGCCGCTATGCGGTCGATCAGGATGGCCGTGGGCGGCGTGGACTGGTAGATCTGGCCCATGCTGACATTCTGGAAGAACCGCTGGTAGAAGCACGGTACGGCCGTCAGGAACTCGTTCTGCGCCCGCGACAGGTATTGCAGCATCTCCGCCTGGGTGAAGATCGGGTCCGTGGCTTCCTGAGTCGGGAAGGTTGCTCCCCAGACCGGCGCAGACGCGGCATGATTGTTGGCGAAGTCGGCGACGAACTGAGTGGCGTTGGTGACGCTAGAGATGGTGATGACTTCTTGCGCGGCATTGCCGGGAACTTCGACCACGAGCTGCGCGCCAGCGTACATCGCGTAGGTGCTGGCGACAGTGGCCGTAACGCCCGCGCCCGCTGTGATGAGGTTGACGATCGGCTGGTAGACATTAGGCTGACAGAGATGAAATCCGATCTCCATCAGAACATCAGCCGCCGTTCTAAACCCCGTCCCTGGATTTGCCACTCTTCACCCCTGCCAATGTTCCATGTACCACCATTTCCCTATTTGTTCTCCTACGCCGCGACAAGTTCCGCCGAGGTTTCCGGAACAATGACCGGATGCGTCTCGTCCCAATCCGCCGGCTTGTTGACGCCAAACTTGCCGACGCCGCCGCACGCGATACAAGTGGCCGCCATCGCGCCGGGGCCGCCAGCCATCTTCTGCGTGGTCTGGCCATGGCCTTCACAGCCGAGGCATTCTGCCACAAAACCTCTGCCGAAGCAGATTTTGCAGGCGCGCTCGCTCGTGCCTTCGGGATGCTTTGCAAGGCCGCAAAAGCATTCGCTCACCTCGCCGTGGAACTGCTGAATGTTGTTCGCCATGAAAATCTCCTATCGCTTGGTTGTTGGGTTGATGTTGTTGGCCGCACCATATCCGCTCGTGAAAAGCAGCGGGTCGCGCAAGTCCTGAATCGCCGTCATGCGCTTCGCTCCCTGCAGGTACTGCTCGAAAAGTTTTACGCCTTCTTGGAACTCCCCGCCGAGTTCCTTGATCCGGCAGTAGAAGGCCGCGTACTCCTCGATCAACTGAAAGAAGTTGTCCTCGAAGACCACTCCCTCGTTTCCAGTATACGGCCAAACGTCGCTCGTCGGATACTGAATTGCGGTCACATTGACAGTCTGCGGTGTGGACGGTGCCGGATGGACCACGAACATATTGAAGCCGATCGGTGCCCAGCGGCGCGCAACGTCATCCACATCCTGAGTCCAGTCGGAACCCCAACTCGTCTGCAGGTAGTCGAGATCCCACAGGTTCACTTTGTAGAGCGGACTTCCCGCGCCCTGAATGTCCGTGATTGCCAGGTAGCCTTTCGGCACGAATTGCCAGACCGAGTTCGCCGTCAGCGTCAGAGGGATGTTCACGGCTTGCGTGGGGCGGCCGACGAGCAGCAGCAAGTCCGACTGAGCTTCCATGATCGCCGAGTATATCTCGAGCTGCGCAGACCACCACTGCCCAGCCCCGCCTGGAATTTCTTCCAAACGAGACTGGATATTCGCAGCGAGCGTGCTGATCGGAGTGGCCATGCAACCTCAATTGACGATGGTATAGCTAAAGCACCTGGGGTTCGTCGTCGGTACAGTGGTCGTGATAGTGAAGCTCGTCGCCGCCACGCGCGCCGACACTGTGGGCGGGGCCACCGCCGGAGTCACGTTGCAGGTCACCGAGAGCTTCGTACCCAGGCTGGAGTCCTCTTGCACGATGATCTGGCTGTTGGCCGTTACCGCTGTGGTGTTGACCACCACGGTAGTCGCCGCAGCCGCTACGACTACACTGCCCGCCGCCGCCGACGCGCAGACGGCCGGAGCCGCTGAGGAAGTGCAATTCGTTGTCGTGCCGTATGTTGGTGAGGATGTCAACCCGGTTTTGTTTACAACTCCCGTTATCGATGAACACGTCGCATAGGTGGTATTCGTCTGCAAATAGGTTCCACCGCCAGCCACGTTGTAGACATTTTGGCAACTGGTTGTCTCTGATCCACTTGTGGTGGCGACGTGTAATTCGTAGTGATGGATTCCACTCGCGGGAACCGCTGGCATCGTCCATGTGATGTAGCCATTGGCCGCAACCACTACGCCAGAAGATTCCGCGCTTAGTCCAGAAGGTTGACCGCCTGCGTCAATCGGTATCACTTTGGCATAGTAGGTAGCTGCCGCCATTGTGGTCGCCGCCGTCGCTGTCTCTGCCGTGGAAGCGTGCGCCGTGGAGTCGAGAACCTTGAAGCTCGTGTTGTTGGTGACATACAGCAAAGTTGCCGTGGTTCCGTTCAGTTCGGTGCAAGTTGTGAATCCGCTGTTGAACGTCATCGACATCCCAGCCGATAGGCCGGTTGTGTTGGACGTGCTCAAGATTGCCACACCATTTCTCGACAGACAGTTGGTAATCGAGATCGAAAGAACCGTCGATGGAGAACCTGTAGGTGCGGCACCTGGCGCGGCTAGTTGTGTAACAACCAAGTCAGGAACCGTCATTCCAGCGGTATCGTTGAGAACCATCGTAGGCGTTGAGTATTGATCGATGTAATTGTTAATTACACCGCCCGTCCCGATAACAAGTCCAGAACCAATATCCATTTCCGCATCGGTGCCGTACAACCCGGATGCATGGGCGTTGGCGAAGTAAACATCGGAGATATTTGGGCCGGTAGAATTGTTTTGAAAGATATTGAAATAATGGTTCCAGTTTGTTCCGTCATTGGCCTGCAGAACCCACGCGCACTGTCCAGATGTGGTTGGATTCAGACAGACAGCTTGCGTGTATCCACCGCTGGAAGAGGGAGCATTCACGCTGAAAACGGTCCCTGGATAATCGGTAACGTTGAAGGGAGGGCCGATAGCCAATCCGCCATTCGCAAGCGTATTCCACGTCAGGTTCGCATCGCTAGCCATGACCCCGGCATTATTGAACGGAATCTGTGTGGTGGAGCCGATGACCCCACCAGCACCAAGACAAGCCCCCCATGAACTCGTATAGCACCTGAAGGTTCCGTCGCTGGTCCGATAGTATTGGTTCCCGGCAAACGCGCTCACTTCTGTATCGGCATAGGCCCAGGTCTGCGCGCCGCCCGTGATCGACGGCGGGACAACGGCAGCGGATAGTGGTGTACTTAAACTCATCGTCGTGCCGGTGATCGAAGCCGTGATGCAGTACGTGGCCGGTGAGGATGTGGCCGACGTGACGCACACGTTCCACAAAGATCCCGAAGGCGCGATATATTTTACATCGGTGACTCCGGCAACAGAGAGCGCGCCGGAACTATTGGTTGTCCCGGTGTACTTCAGCGTGAACGATTGCCCTGCGGTCGTGGACGGGTTTCCTTGCCCCGCCCAGATGATCGAATAAGGGGCGCTGGCCCACGCGGTTCCTTGAGAATCGGTAACTGTGGCCGTCACGGTGGTTGTCTGTCCGTAGAACTGCGCGGCCCCCATGAGCATCACTAGAGGGGATGCGATCTTCATCAAAGACTTCATCGGGTTTTTCATTGGTTCACCTTCAATGGCTGTTCTTACACCTGGATAAATCGTGCGAGCACGGTGTCGTTGGCCGCTCCCACCATCCAGTAATCAACCGTCTGGAATGGCTGCGATGTACCAGCGGTTTCCGCGTCGAAGATATAGAGCGGGTTCGAGCCGGCGGCGGCCACGATCGGAAGAATGTCGATCAGGCTCAGGTCGGTGGAGCTTACCGTCGAAGCATTGCCGATGTAGACGGCAGCGGTCGTCACCACGGAACGGATGTAGACGTTGGCGGCAGCCTCATTGAGTACACACCACTCGCCGCTGGCGGCATGAGACTGCTTCAGCCCCTGCACGACGAGGTGAGTGGCGTCCGTGACAGTCTTCACCATGCCTTGATCCGGGATGGACCCGGCGGCCACGATGCCCGGCTTGAATGCCGCGGTCAATCCGACGGCCACGCGGTCACCCGGCAGAAACCCCTTGGTCGAGGTCACGGTCAAAGTGCATTGGGTTTCGTTGCTGGCTGGTCCAAGATTGCCGCTGAACTGGTCTGGCGGCGGCGTGACAGCGGCCGTAACGGCTGTTCCGAATACCGGCTGGACGGTGCCTGAAATTGTCTGAGTTCCGTAAAACGGACGCATTGCCATGGCTAGTCATCTCCTCTGAGGCGAGTCAACGGATTCTTTGCATCGCGGCCAAACGGAGTCGAGCAGCATCCCGGCCCTTCCGTGCTGGTCGGCTCGGCTGGTTCATGGACGCTGCGGTAGCTGGACTTGTAGCCGATCCCGCCCATCGCGCCCCGAACATTGTCCATGATTGAGTTCGGCTTCTGGATATATCGCCCCGTCCCGCCCCATTCATTCGCAACCGAAGGGTCGTACTCCTCGTGCGTTCCCAGGCGCGAGCGGTCGATGAAGAAGTCGCTGGTGGCGGCCTTGGAGTTGGCGGGCGCATCCACCTTGCCGTAGTTCTTGCGACGAAAAACGTCGGTGACTCTGTTCGATGGGTTCATGGTTACCTGCTCCCCGCTCTGCGCTTCGTGACGCGATGCAACTTGCGCTTCTTGGTTTTGCGCTTCACCGTCTTCCGCTTGGAGGAAAGCCTGGCTGCCTTCTTCAAGAACCTCGACGAGTGGCTACGAGCTTCCATTTCTGGAGTTTCTTTGTCTTCACGCATACCTTTGCCTCACTTGAGAGAATTTCCTCTTGACAAGATCGCTTACCGTCACCTCGCGCTGCTGCGGAGGGTCATCAAAGTTCTGCGCGTCCGAGTTGAGGACCACGCTTTGGAAACCAAGGCGCTTCTCAGCGGCTTCGAGTTGGCGGATGCTCTCGACTTCGAGATGATTTCCGAATTCATCTGCCACATGGTCGAACCGGATTTTGAAGGGATTGAGAGTTGTCCTCGGCACCCGATCCGCCGCCACACACCCGCAATCGACACCCAGCCACTTCTTCTGCTCGACCATGAACCTCAGCCGGTAGACCACCTTCTCGCACTGCTGACAAATGTTTTTGCTCATCTCGTCTCCATCTTACCACTACCAATCGTTCGCGCCGCCGCCGGACATGGTTGCATGGGTGGCGTCCCAAATAGCTCCACCCGGCGTATAGAACGGCAGATCCTCGCCTTGGATTGTCGAGCTCGTCCGGTACAAGTTTTCGTCCTCGTTCATCATCTCCAGCAGCAGCCCTTCGTACTCCTGGTGGAAGGTGTTGGCCAGGGACAGAGCCGTCTGCGGATCGTAGCCGGGGTTGTCCTTCGGCTTGTAGCGCAAAGCCCAGCACATCGCTTCCTTGATGACCACATCGCAGCGGATGTACGGCGGCAGACTATCGGTATCATTCACGAGGTTGGCCGGCTGCGTGTACGCCATGAAAGGTAGCGCCTGAGACGTGAAGGGCGCGGGCCATAATTCAATCAGGTAGTTCCCGTTCGGGTCCGCTGGCATCGGCGCCAAGCCCCACGGGAAGTTTACGGTGATGCGCCACGGGTCGCGGTTGTCCAGATAGTCTTGTGTGAGATTCGTCCACAACTTGAACCCCATCTGCATATTGACGCACGTCTTGATGTACTTGATGTTCGGTCCAAAACTGTAGTACATCTGGACGATATAGTAGCCGGTCGTCTGCGTCGTCTGCCCCGGTGTCATAGGTCCGCCCCAGGGAAGCTCCAGCGTCAAGGTCTGCGCGAACGGATTGACTGCGGTGATCGTATAGATGGGCGTGTTGAGGCCGGCGCGGAACTGGCGACCAATCAGCGTCTGATCCCAAGTCGTGTTGTTGCCTTGCACTGTAGAGGAGTTGTGGGTGACCGTGGCCGTGCCGCCGCTGACCGAGGCCGGGCAGATGATCTGGCCCTTGGTGAAGAGGCCGTACCAAGTGCGACGAGAATACAGACCTCGAACAATGTTATTGATCCATCCGGGTATCTGGGCTATACAGTTAGGATTCCAAGAACTAACTTGCCCGATCATTCCTCCGAAGTTCATTTGTTGAACGAACGGGAGAACTCCCACGTTAGGTTGCACTTGCTGAGGTATAACAATCGGTGGCACTGGCACATTACACCTCGCATCCTTCTAAGGGATGAATCCACTCTCCGGCAAGAATTGGAAGTCCTATACATTGCGCCATAAGAGTGTTTCCTATCCTCTCCGCCATTTGATGGATTGTCGAATGCTCTGATTTTGTAACCACTTGGAGATTTTCTTTACGATTATCCCCTTTCTTTCCGTTTCTGTGATGAACAACCTCTTCTTTCGTCAAAGGTCTGCCTATCATTTTTTCAGCTATTACACAATGCTCCTGCCGCCATTTTCCATCTTCTGTTTTAACGCGCTTGTATCCTTTTGCGCTATCTCTCACGGTTCCAGAATCGTCACGATAATACGCAAACCAGCACTCTCGACTGCAAGTTATCTGGTTGATTTTCTTTCTAGGATTCGCCGGTAGGAATTCTTTCCCGCAAACAGCACATTTGGCGCGCGTCAATTCACGAGCTACGTTCCATCTGGCTTCTCTCTTCTCTCCCGCCACGTTGCAGCATCCCGGACTGCAATACTTACGAGTTGCATCCTTATGGGAGCGAAATGTTTTTTTGCATACAGGGCAAGTTTTTACCGCAATATCTCCGACTCTCCCCAAGCGTAAAGCGCAGGAACAGGTACGGCTGCACGTCTTCTGATCGATCTTCTTCTTGCTGACAAGAAAGACCTGTCCGCATGACGGGCAGGTCTTCTCGATGGTCTTTTGTCTCGACGGGCAGTTGGCGAAAATGGAGGCGGAAGTCATAATCGAATTGTACTCCCGCCTCACCTCGATATGGAAGCCTTTCAAGGGGAGGGATCTGGACCCCGCCCCTCTTTGGTTGATGCCTTACATTCCGCCGGTCAGGAAATCCAGGAACCAGATACAACCGCTGAGATCGGTTCCCGCAGCAACCTGCGGCGTGGTGGTCGGCGTGCCGGTGACAAGCTGCATAATGGTTCCGGTCGTGTCACCAGTGGAACCAACAGCGCCAGTCAAATGCCATCCAAGCACGGTCGTAGTCGCATAGGTTGCAGTTTGGACGGCCATGATCGAGCCATTCATCTGCGCGCCAGCGGTAAGCCCTTGAAGGATGATGACGCTTCCGGCGATGAGCGAGTTCTTTGCGGCGAGCGTCACCGTGCCGGGGCTGGTTCCAGCGACAGGCGCAACAAGCGTGGTGTTGGTGGTGGCCGGGGCTGCGAGTTGTGCCGAGACCGGCGCATTGCCAGCCGTGACGAGAAGAGAGGCCGTACCCGTGGTTTCAGCCGCATTCAGCGCGCCGCCGGTGTAGTACCAGTTGGCGGTGAACTGAGTCGTGGATGCCGTCAGGATCTGGGCAAGAACGCCGTTGAACGGGGTGAGTGAGGAGGCGGTAAACCCCTGCAGAACAACGAACTGGCCCGGCACGAAAGAGTTCGCGCAAGTCATCGTCATGACGGAAGGGGAGGCCGAAGTGCAAGCGCCGTTGGTAACGGCAACAGAGGTTCCGGTGGTCAGGTTATTGCCTGTGCCAGCCTGGACCAACTGATAGGTGCCGGTAACGTCCGCCGTGGCCGCCGTGATGTTGGCCGCGCCGGGGGCGTAGGCCGTGAAGCCGGTGGCAGTTGCCGAAACGACTTGGACGATGGTGCCATTCAGGCCCGCGCCAGCGGTGAAACTGTTCAAATAGATGAACTGGCCCACCTTGAGGTTGTTGGCGATGGCCACCGTGACCAAACTGGTCGGCGTTCCGGTCACACCGATGGTGGTAGACTTCGCGGCGGAAACTGCTCCAAGGCCAAGCGGAACTCCGGAGACATCTCCGTTAGGAGATATGAGCATGGTGACCGAGGTTGCCGGTGAAGGAGTGGTTCCGAACGACCCCGCCGGGAACACGAAGATCGGCATATAGGCAGCAGAGGCCGCATTTCCGCCCTGCACATCCATCCCGTAGCAGAACTCCGCACCGAAGTTTCCGATGACGGTCGTGCTGGTCGTCAAAGCGCCGGGGATAACGTATCCGCCAGACGGGTAATCAGCCGTGGCGGGCTGCGCCTGATAAAGCGTGCTGACCTGAGACACACCCGCACTCTGCTGGCTGTCAGGAACTTTTGTGAGCGTCAAAGACATGGCTGCTGCTCCTTGGTTGCGACCCGCGCATCACTCCGACGCGCGGGTTTCCGATTAGAACGTGGGATCGCAGTTGATCCAGATGTCGGCGGTGACGACGGCGGTGACGGCCGACAACGCGAGCGCAAGTTTCGAGCAGAGCGGAGCCGAGCCGGACGCCGTGCGGGTCACGATGAAGTTGCCCGATGCGCCAATCAGCGCATCACCGACCGCCGTCGAAGCACACACTGCAGCCGCCGGCAAGAAACCCTTGGTGGCGATGAAGCAGAAGTTGCCATTCAGAGCCGTGGTCGAAGCCGCGCCGGTCTTGCTGAGCGACGTGAAGTTTGGCAACAGCCATCCGGCCAGCGAGTTCAGGTTGCCGGTGGACGCCGGGTTGCCTTCGGAGAAGGTGCCTGTGACGGTCGTATAGGTCTCATCCGTCCAGTAGACAGGAGCGGGATACGCGAGCATGGCGGCGGCGGTCGTCGAGTTGTAGCGCACATAGCGCACAATCAGCGGAGCGCCCCATCCGTTTGCGGCATAGGTCTGGGAAACGGTCGGCCCGGAGAATGCGCCGGGCGCGAGCAGATACGCCGAGCCAATGGGATTCTGCGCGCCGTTGGGATAACTCGGACAATTGACCGGAGGCTGCGTCGTGATCGTGGACGCATACGTGTCGATCGAGGTGTACAAGTTGCCAGTTGTAATGATCGGAAATTCTGTTCCGAGAGCCATGTGAAGCCTCCAGCGCCGTTGCGCCACTGCAAAATTCTTGTGGGCGGGAATCACCCCGCCCCGTTCAAATCGCTACTAGCCCGTGATTCCGGCGAGTACAAAGCCCAAGCGCGGCGCGCTGACCACCATGTTGCCACCGAAGCAGAGCTGGCCGGCGGAGTCAACCGAGTTCGGCAGTTCCTTGAAGCCGGTGAACCCGAAGCCGAACAACTCATGGTCCGAGATGTGGACGTTCAGGAAGTCGGTGTTCATGCCGAAGACGTAACCCGTGGGCACATACTGGTCAACCACAAGCCGCTGGTTGTTGAACCGGATGGCTGTGAAGCCAATGTTCTGCGCCTGGTCAACCATGATGTTGTCGTTGACGCGCTGCGCCGGAACCAGTTTATTGTAGAGCTGGTTGTAAATCGACTGCGTGGTCGCAATCAGATTCGGCTGGCGATTGCCAAAGGTTCCCTGGCCATACGCCTTCTGGAGCGCGGTGATCGACAGCGGGCCACCGACGTTCTGGTAGTAGCCATTGATGCCGGTCGAGGCGCCTGAGCCGATCGCGGCGCGGGGAAGGCCGCCATAGGTCGGGTAGTTGGTGCCGTCATCGTACCCGGCGAGCAGGCCGTCCAGCGCAATCTGCGAGGACACGGTTCCCTGGCCGTCGTTGTAGATGTCGATTGCCAGCGCCTGGGCCAAAGCCTGGGAGCCGTTAATCATCTTCTCCTCGACAAAGCTCATCACCGCGTTGCTGCCCATGTTGATCGGCAACTGCGTGCCTTGAATGGTCACGTTCGCGTAATAGAACTTCACTGCGAAGGTCATCGCCGTGTCCGTCCAGACATAGGAGATGTCGAAGGTTGAGCCGGGAGCAAACGGGCCAGCCTTCAGCGGCGCGTACTGAATCGGCTGCTGGATGTAGAGGCCACCAGGGAAAGGCTTGACCGTATCACCCTTGAAGATCTGAACGAAAACTGGAGATACCTTGTAGTATTCGTCCACGAGTTCGGGGACGATCTCCTGCTTCGTTACTGCGCTGATGTCATTGATGTTAAGCGCCATCACTGGCCTCCGTGGTTAAAGTTTTGTTGTTGCCTAGCTCGCCATTTCCAACTGACGAGACTGCATTCTGTCGAGCATTGCGGCCGCGCGCCCCGCGCCGGTCGTTGGAGCACCATCCGCGCCGGTCTTGCCGCGGTTGATAAACATCCGAATGTTGCTGTTGGTAGCCGGTGCCGGAGTGGTTCCCGGTACGCCTGCCGTGCCAGACTGCGCCTTCACGCGCTTCGTGACTTCCGCTTCGATGGTGCGCTCTTGCACAACCGGACCCACATAGGCCTCGTAAGCATCGGTCATCGTGCGGAATCCACGCGCCTTATTCTCCGGCTTCTCCAGGTACGCGGTGAAGTCGGCGGAGTTGAACGGCTTGCCCACTTCGCGTTCATGGCGGCCATAGATGCGGTTCAACTCGTCGGCGCGCCGAACTGCGATACCCACGGCGTTGTTGACCAACTCGTCGCCGCGCGTCTTCACCACATCGGCAACTCGCGCATCCACAATCTCGTTGATCTTGCCGAGCTTCGCGTCAAGCATCCCGTCGATCGCGCTCAGGTCAAATTGTCCAGCGGCTGCCGGAGGCGGTGTACTGCGCGCCGCGGGCGGGTCAACCACGGTATTCGCCGGCGGTTCATCGCCGTCATAGAAACTGATGAGTTCTTGTCCGCGGGCCAGGCTGGTCGCCACCGCCGAGTTCCCTTGGATTTTTGCGAATTCTGCGGGGCTTAAAATCCCCTTCAAATCGTCAAGCAATGCCATACACTACTCCCTTTCGCACTAAGCTGCGTGCGACTCGTCTGTTTGGGAAGGTGGAGGTGATGGAGGCCCGCCTGCTGGCGGCTCCGGTGGTGCTGACTCCGCCGGTTTTTCTTCGCCGGAATCCAAATCTTTCGGGTCTTTCTTCAGACCCTGGACAACCAATTCCTTGATGCCGTCCTTGAGCTTGTCGATGCCCGGCTTCAATTCCTTCTTGATCTTGACCATCTTACTGAGAACGCGGTACACGCCGGTCAACCCCTTCATCAGTTCCTCGTCGGAGTCGGACTCGCCGCCCGGCTTCTTCGGAGGAGGTCCGCCCGCTGCGGCATCTCCGCCCGCAGGCAGGTTGTCGTAGAAATTCGGAGGGGCGGCAGTGGGGGCTGGCATTGGCATGGTTAGTTGCTCTTTCCGCGCCCGTTTACCGGGTGCCCGGTTTTCACGTTGACACTGTAACCGCGAGACGGAATCGCCTCGCCGTCGTGAATCGTGTGGCCGAAGAGCGCGATCTTTCCGCCGGTCATCTTGGGGGCCGTAACGGTAGGGCCAAAAGTCTCTTCGCTGACGCGATCATTCTTTGCCATGGGAATTCTCCGAGGTGATGGGGGCTGGCGAACCAGCCCCGGTTAAAGTTGTGTGTCTGACTGCACGAGAACTACTTCTCGCGCTTGGAGCCGCGGTGAGACTTCCGCGACTTGTGACCGCGCTTGTGACCTTTGCGAGCCATAGGCGTCCTCCTTCTTGGAGCGGTTTTTTAACGTGGCCTTCACCACGGTCAGTAGGATGTTTCCCTATCCACGAAAACAATATCGCACCTGTGAATCACTTTTTGATCCAGTTGAGTAGGGGTTTATGGGAGAAAGTGAAAGATTTGTAGCAATGGTGAGCATTGTTGTACTATATTTGCATGGGAAACTTCTATCTTTCACCAGCGCAAGTAGCATCTCGACTTCAGATTGGAGTATTTTCTGTTTACCGTCTACTGAGGTCAAAAGATTTGATTGGAGTCCATCTCAGTAAAAAATGCTGGCGCATTTGCGAAAGTGACTTGGATGCGTTCATAAAAAGCAAAAAATAATCTACTTCTTCCCGCCATGCGGGTGCTGTGTCGCGCCGGCCGCGCCGGCCAGAGCAATCTTTTGTTTGGCTTCTTCGAGGAGTTCCGCCTCAATCTTGTCCACGTCAGCCTTGGGAACTCCGAGCTTGCGATACATTCCCTTGCGGGAAAGATCACCCATCTTCCGCATGACGAACGCCACCTGCACCTCGTCCTGCTTCTCGATGGCCAGCAGGCTTCCCTTGCGGATCGAGAAGATCGCTTGGCGCACGAACTCTTCCGGCTCCATCCCTTTTTCCAGCCACTGCCCGTAAAGCGGCTCGAAGTCGGCGTCCGTCAGGCCTTTGACGCCAAACTTCTTGATGCGGCTCCTGGAGGTTTCAAACTGCATCTTGTTGGCTGTGACCATCGATCCAACTTCGGTGAGGAAACTGTGTAGCCCGCGGCCCATGAACCGGATGGGAATGGACCGGGAATTCATAATCATCTCCAGCGAGTCTCCGCCGGGAACCTGTTTCTTCTGCGCAGCCTGATTGATACCCGCCGCGCCAGAGGTCATGTCCTGCTCTTTCTCCACATCCTGCTTCATCTGGAGCACGTAAGCTGGGAGCTCTGGTGGCTTGGGAAACTCAGGGGACTTCGGCGCATTGTTGTTGTACATGATCTTTCCGCCGGGCGCTCCGGGGTCCATCGAATCCCACACGCTCTGGGCAAACGCTGACTTCGGCGCCACCATGCGCGGCTCGATGGATGCCCTGATCATATCCATGATTCCGCCGTTGATCCGGTTCACAATGTCGCTCATCATGGCGATCGGCTCAAGGGGGCTGGCTCCGTTGGGAGACCATGGAACCCGAATCAGCCGGAGCTTGGCGAAGGGGAACATTGCGTGCCAGTAGGGGTTTGGACCGTCCTGTAGAAGTTTGCCGCCGGCTGTGATAACGAACCGGCCGCGAGGATACCAGAGGCATCCCGGCTCAACCTGATACGACCAGTTGTACTGCTGATCGCCAACCCACTTCGTCTCGCCGCCTTCGTTCTTCGACCCGTCCTTGAACCAAAACTGCTTGAGCATGGCTTTGGGATAGCGCGACCGCTTCCCGTCGGCCACCTTCTTGCCCAGCAACTTTTTGAGAGCCGGTTTCAACCGCACCCAAGACGACTGCGACATCTTGCCGGGCCGGGACATCTCCCCGGTCGGCTCGTTGCCTTCAAGGTCTGGAATTACACCGTCGGCCAGTTCGCCATACGAGCGCTTCAATGCTTCGAGGGTGACCGGCCAGCGCGCGATGACGCACTCATCATCCTGAATCCGAGCGCCCGCGCCGATCGTCATCACATTGAGCGGGCCGAGCGGCATGAACTCGCAATCACCCATCCCGTTGTTGAGCGTCGAATTCCACTGAATTTTTGCGTAGCCGGTATGCAGCAAGGCCCACATCACCGATTGAGTCAGTTCCGCCTCGAAGTCGGTGAACCGCGCCCACATCCCGATCATCTCATTGAGCAGATCCTGGAGCTTGGCGAACTCCTCGTCCTCGTTGTGAAACTTGACTTGGAAATCGGGTTCGATGTCCGTGAGCAGTCCGGCCATCTCGACGAACTGGCGGAAGAGGCGGTTGACCGTGGGCCGAGACCGGCCGTACCGGGACTTCGCATTCCACTGTTGTCCGGAGATGTAGTCGATGAGACGAGAGGTGAGTTTGATCTCACGGGATTCCGCAAGATCGCGCTCCGCTTCTTCATAGACAGCATCTGACCAGGAGAGAACTTCCCTCTCCAGAGCCTTTTCCGGTCTTTCGTTGAAGTCGGCCATCGCGGCAAGTTTACCTGATTGCAGAGGTTTTGGGGGTCACTTGCGAGAACTATTTTCCGGAGAGGTTTACTCTCCGCCGTTGAGAGCCCTGGCGAATCGACTCTCCCACTCGTTCAACTTGGAGACCAGCGACTCATTCTGCCCGGTCAGTTCGTTGACCAGTTTGGCCGTGGCCAGCATCTCGGCGCCGTTCTTCACACCCATTTTCCGCAGCTCCGCCGCCTGTTGGCCATCGATCAGCACCGGCTCGCCGGCCATGCAGGATCTCACAAGAGAAGCAATTGTCGGATGGAAGCGCTCGCCCAGCGCCTCTTTGGACTTCATGAAGACTTCCTGGTTAACCCAGATTTCCGCCTTCACGTCGCCCGATCCCGGAGAAAACCGGACTTCGGTCTTCATCATGTCCGGCTTCATCGACCAGAATTGCGCGTGGGGCATTCGATGCCCCATCAGGCAAAAACAATCCCTGTTGTCCCGCATCGCCTGGACTGCGGGGCTCCCGTTGTTGCGGCACATGGGGCAGTATGCCCCGGTCACATTATCGCCAACTAGCATCATCCCACCTCGAAGTATTTCTTGCCGACAACAATTTCAGTCAGACGTTGAAGTGAAAGGTTTTCCTCGTTCATTTCCGCAATGGAGCCTATTTCGATTCCCTCGCGCAAGGCTATCATCGTGTTGATGTGCTGGAACACAATTGACGGATGTGGAATTTCCGCGCTTATCCTCTGCGATGGTAGGGCTTTGTTCCAGAGTTGATAAAACTGATCGCTGTTCACAAAAATGATTTTCATCTCGTCTCTCCTTTACCAATCCTCGCCGTAGTCTTCCAGTCCCCGGCCCGGCCCAGCCTGGGACATCGCCGTCTTATAGGCCCACACAATCTCCGGGGTGATCTCCGTCGAGTGCATTCCCTGTCTTAAGTGTAAATCATGCTCTGCACCCATGGCGTCAAAGATCGGCGAAAATAAAGTGTTTGCGTTGCAAACCAGAATCGCCTGAACCCTCCAACCCGCCTTACCCTCGATCATATTCAGCGCCTCGGCCTCGGTGTTGTACTGGCCCCGCTGGCGCATGATGTTGTCGTAGACGCCGTAGACGTGAAGCTCGCCCGTCTGCCGAATCGCCTCAGTCGCCACGTTGGTCTTCAGGTGCTTGGTCGTTTCGCGCAGGCAGTAGAGGCCGATCATCGCGCTCATCACGCCGTCGTCTTCGTTCCCCTGTCCCTCAGACCGTCCATCCCCGTCCAACGAAGCAAAGTCCACCATCTCATCGAGCAAGTCCGCGTCACGAATAACAACCGTGTGGTCGAGCAGCGCCTCGTTCATCGATCCGATAATCTCGTCGCGGGTCTTCGAGTTGGTCAACCAGTGAAGATAGTTGCTGGCTTGATGTGTCAGACGGTCTTTGAACTGCGGGCGATAGAGGTTCGGGTAATCCATGTCGCGCAGTTCGTTGCCAGTCGTGATGCCATCCTTCATGTACTCGACAGCCACCTCAGCCCCGTTGTAGAAGAGGCCGATTGCCGCGACGACGTGCGCAAACTTCTTTGGCGGAATCCATCCCCACCAGGATGCAACCATCGTGTCCGGCTCCATGCCTTGACCGGCTCGCCATACTATCGCAACCGAGAAGTCACCTCCGTTTCCAAGCGCAACGTCAACGCTCACATAGTAAGTGTCGCCACGCTGCGGCATCTCCCAGATGTGCATTCTCTTGCCGCCGCGCCCCGACTTGCGCTTCGGAAGTATCTCATCGTCCGCCACCGGCATGATGTCATCGGTGTTGTATCTTGGCGGTTCCATCGAAACCAAACTGATCTCACCAGCATATAGCGGCTTGCAGACTTTATTGATCTCCTGCCATTCGAGAGAGTCGCGGTCAAACGCGCAAAGGCCTGACGATTGAAATGCTTCGTTCGGAGTAAGAGGATATGACTCAAGGAATCCAGCCTTTGTCCCTGAACGCTTCGCCGCGCGCAGACGAACGCGACGGAAGTTCCAAAACTCATCCGGTATCTGGAAGCGTTCTTCCCGCTTGATGCGCTTGTTGAACGTCGTTTCTTCTTCGGATAACTCGAATGTGCTCTTGAGCGGGAGATAGTATTTCTTGACTTTGTAAACTGGAATCCAGACCGAACGCATATCACTGTCGCCATCCACTGCCGCGCACCACTGGTCATAAAACAAACCTTGACGGCCATATCCGGTTGACTCAAAAACTTGGAAGGTATCGAGCGCGTTCATCGACGGCTTGATGTCACCTTCGTAGATTTCGTCGTTAGGCCAGCGGGAAACTTCGCTCGCATGGAGACATCTTATCGTTCGTCCGATAGCCACGCCTGAAGTTTGTGTCGCCGGAGAAACCTGCAGAGCGGAACCGAGTCCAGGGTCAACCAGTCTTTCTTTCTCGTCAGACCTCTGAAACTCAATCGCCCCTTTCTTCGTCTTATACATATACTCCGGCCTGAGCCACCATGGCAAATTAGAATAAGCATTCAAGCTGAGTTTGTAGATATGCTCCGATGTGGTTTCGTTCTGCGCGACAATCATCGTGAAGCAGTGCGGCGTGAAGATAGTTCGATGGAACATGGCAGCTGCCGTCCACACTGAGATTCCCGTCTGTCGCGGCTTGAGTATGATGATCTTGCAGTAGCCGTTCTCTGCCCACTCCTCGCACATCGCCTCGTAGACAATTTCCTGGTGGTCCCAAAATGGATAGAGAGATTTTTGTACGCCTTGCTCTGTTGTGATGAAGTGGTAGTTCTCAAGATAGTAGCGCAGGTCAAGCGCCTTCTGGACTTCGGATTCTATGAAGACAAGTCCGTCTTGGGGAAGTTCCGCCCAGGCTCGACTGATGTTTTGGTCACAGCGGATGTAATGCTCTTGCAGCACTTCGATGGCGTCGTTGAGTGAGGTGTCTCTACGAGGAACTCTCATCTTCGTCCTCGTCTTCTTCGCCGTCGTCTTCATCCCCGCCAAAGTCTTTGAACTCGTTGGAGAGTTCATCCTCGGCAGTCACGATCTCAGCTTCCGCTATTTCCTGCTCGTTGGCCAAGCCGACCTCACCGCGCTTCTTGCGCAGGATCGCCTCGAAACTCATGCTGGGTCCGTACCCATTTCCGCCACCCGAAACGCCGTTGATAAACTGCTGGTTCGTCTGCACGAGCGGAGTCCGCGGCTGGACCGTCTCCATCAGGCCACGGATCTCGGTGATGGTCTTCAAGCGCATTGCGGTGTCGGGAGTCTTCGTGACCTTGCCGGTTTCCTTGTCCACGAAGATGACCTTCTCCGCTTTCATCCCCTGTTGGAAGACTTTGTTCATTCCCTCAAGCTGGCCAAGGATGGTCTCGACCATGCTGACGGTCAGGACCGGGAGTTGGTTGCGGAACATCCAGGACCGAATGCGGTCGATCGAGGTTTGGACCACCAGCGAGCTGACTCCCTCTTCGACGGCCACCTGCTCGACGGTCTTCTGGTTGCCTTCAACCAGGAACCAGCGGCGCTTGTCCGCCGGCGTCGGCTTGGTCATCAGCGCCTTTGCGCCAGCGCGCTCAATCCCACGCGACACGATGGCCAGTTCCGTACCCGGCGGCTTCGGAGGTTTGGGCGACCTGATGATCTTGCGAGTTCTCTTCGCCGCGACTGCTGGCATGGGCTACACCTGAGCTGGAGATTCGGTGAAGAGGATTTGCTGCTCCTCGTCCTGGGCCTGCTGGTCGAGCGCTGCCGTCGTCCCCATCCCGAATCCGCTGGGCGGCGTGCCGAAGGTGGACTCTTCGGGAGCAAACTCATTGGCGCCGTACTCGTGTGTGGACCGCGACTCGGTTTCGAGGAAGAGTTGCTGCAGGACGCCAATCGCTTTTTCCAACCGGAGGCAGGCCTGGATGCTGCGCGCGGCCGCACCTTGAAGAGCCTCGGCGTTGATCTTGTCGATTCCAGCCTGCATGGCGGCGCGATGCGCTTCCAGTGTGGCAGCCAGTTCGCGACGGTGGTCTTCAAGCAACCCTCGAACCTCGGTGCGGATAGCGGTGAAGCTCGACTTGGCCGACTCAATGGCAGCCTTGCTCTCCGCCTGGTACACGGCCAGCACCCGGCCAGTCTCTGCATAGACTCGCTCTGATTCCGCTTTTGCCCCGGCGAGTTGCCGCTTCAGGGTAAAGGACAGCCAGACCAGCAGGGCCACTCCGCTGAGCAGCAGGAACAAGAACAGGGCGGCGAGGATGGAGATGGAAACGATCCCGATAACGCTCATGGTTGGAGTCTACACCGTCGCTTTTGCGCTTGCAAGTTTTTTTGTGGTGGGATAGACTGAAAACGTCCGCCGGCCAGCGGACACCGTCCAGCGACGGTATCCATCGTGAAGCGCCTGTGCCTCGCAGTCCAGGCGCTTCCGATGAGACTGCGAGGAAGAATGGCTACAGGAAAATCACCGAGTTTTCAGTTTTATGCCGCCGATTATCTTGCCGATGAAAACACAGCACTTATGACCCTTGAAGAAGAGGGAGCCTATATCCGCGCCATGGCGTACTGCTGGCGCGAGGGAAGTATTCCTGCCGATGACGACCATCTTTCCCGTCTTTTAAAGGGTGCTTCAACCACCGTATTAAGGGTGGTACGAGAATGCTTTAACCAAAGTCCTACCGACCCTCTACGTTTGGTTCACAGGCGCTTGGAAAAAGAGCGTGAGAAGCAAAAAGTTTGGCGCGAAAAATCAGCCGAAGGTGGAAGAAAATCAGGTGAGTCTAAAAGAATGAACAACTTACAAAAAGAACCAGAAGAGTACGGTGGTTGAACCACCGTACAAAGGGTGGTGATACACTTCTTTTGCTTTTGCTTTTGCTTTTGCTTTTTCTATATAGAAGCTCCGAGGTTTTTATGTAGTGTATTTATCTCTATGTACTTTTGGTGGCAAAACATCGTTTTTTGTCGATTTTTATGCTTTTTGTTCGCTTTTGAAGGAAAATGGATTTTGGAAAGGACTTCACCATGGAAAACAACCTCGCACTCTTGGCCGCCAGTCGCGCGCTGATCGACCAGGTAATCGCCCGCGGTCAGGTGCCGGTCGCGTATTTGATGAACCCTCGCACCGCTCAAGCCGTCGCCGAGACGCTGGCTGCCGCCCACAAGGCGCGTCTGTCCACTTTCGGGCGGCTGTGGCTGCGAATCCGGCACGGACACGCTGCGCCCCGGCTGGAGGCGCTGTACGGGGTGCCTGTGATCCAGGCCGACTACTTGCCGGATGGTGGGATAGTGCTTCAGGTGGGAGACCGGGCCGGGATGGGCCAGAACTCGAGCTGCGCGCCGCCGGCTGCTGCTGGACAGGCCAACACCTCTCCGCAGGTCAACGCGGAGCGCCTGAAGGCCGCTGAGGCCGATCCAGAGTTCTGGAAGAAGGAGCGGGTCCAGGGGATGAACGACGCGATGGACGGGGTAGCGGCTGGCGAGATCCGGCCAACGCTGAACGACCTGTCGAGCGGAGGCGGTGGGCGGCCGTCGGCGAGCGATGTGCTGATGAAGAGTTTGGAGCAGGCCGATGATTTGGCCGGCGTGGTGATCGTGCGGGTCCACCAGAACGGAATGGTGGACCTCGGGATGAACGTAGACCAGTTCGCCGCCCAGGGTGTTCTGCAGCGCGCGCAGATGTATTTGGCGCAGAGGGGTTACTGATGAAACACATCGTCTGTTTTAGCGGGGGAAAGGACTCAACGGCTTTGGTTCTCTGGGCTATTGAGAATCTGCCGGAGTTCACTGCCGTTTTCTGCGATACAGGATGGGAGCACAAGATTACCTATGCCTATATAGAGGAGATCAACCAATCACTGTTGGGCGGTAAACTCGTGACCCTTAAAAGCTATAAATATCCAGATGGAATGCGTCAACTTGTCCAGATCAAAAAGAGAGCTCCATCGGCTAAAGCGCGATTCTGCACCGAGGCTTTGAAGGTGCGCCCGATGATCGATTGGTTGAAGACCATAGACGATGAGATCACGGTCTATCAGGGGATCAGGGCCGACGAGAGTGAAAGCCGCTCTCGGATGGTTCACCGTCAGTGGTCAGACGATTTCGATGCATGGATCGATCGTCCGCTGCTGACCTGGACCGCAGGCCAATGCTTTGCGCTGATGGCCGAGCGTGGCGTCAAGCCGAACCCGCTCTACCTGATGGGCGCTTGCCGCGTCGGATGTTTCCCGTGCGTGATGGTCAACATGCGCGAACTGAAGG